TGGATCCCTTTCAAAAAACCAACAATTCCACCTATAGGATTTCCATTTTCTCCCATAGAGGGATTTGCGACAAAGTGTCTATAAAAACAATTCAGCCCATCGATTATTAAGATCGGCTTATTCATTTAAGTCAGGCAAATCATCTAAATTAATTTCCATAGCGGCTGCGCGGACTTCCTCATAAGACTCAGTATCAAGAACCGCGTCATCTGCATTTGTCATCTTTCGAATCATACATGCTTCTAACAAACAATCGACGTACTTCTTATATTCGGGATCTCGCCACACTTCACCGAAATCATTCTTATAAAACTTCTTTTCGACTAAAGCTTTGCCGGTCTTTACATCTGTTACATTTAGGGTTTTCCAAGCGCTTGTGCCTTTAACACAAATTTCTTTTTCGTCAATTATCTCAGGACCATGCTTACGAAGCTCATCAAAGACTTGTTCATGTTCAACGATTCCTTTTCCAAAATGAATTTCAAAATTGCACTCACGAAATGGAGGTGCAACTTTATTCTTAATTGTCTTTGCACGAACATGAATACCAATTACCTCTTTGTTCTTATTCGTAATATGCTGACCTGCTCCAAGCTTAATCCTCACCGATGAATGAAACGGAATTGCCTTCCCTCCCGGGGTCGTGGTTGGATCGCCATACATAACGCCAATTTTAGTTCGTGTCTGGTTGAGACATACCATCAGTACATTTTGATTTGCAATGACACCAGTAATCTTTCTCATCCCCTTTGATATAGCTCTAGCCTGAAGGCCGATTGAATTCTGTTCATATGTACCATCTAGCTCTGCCTTAGGAGATGAAGCAGCTACAGAATCCCAAATAATCGTAATTGGTACATCTTTATCCATCGCCTTGGCTTTCAAGATTGTTGACTCTGCGATAGCTAATACTTCTTCAGTACAATGAGTATCGACGTATACGAAGCGCGTGGTAATATCGACACCAAGCAAACCCAAGTTCTCTACAGATGTTGCATTTTCCGTATCTATATAGACAACTATACCACCCATTCCTTGAGTTGATCGTGCAATTTGAATTGCAATGTGTGACTTTCCAATCGATGGTGGTCCAAAAATCTCTATAATCCGTCCCTCTGGTAACCCACCATTTTTACGATTTGCAATAATGTAATCAAGCTGTTCGGAACCTGTTCCAATCCAGCGCTTTACGTGGGTTGGTGATTCATCATATGCTAGATTGTACGCAACTCGTGTACCATGTTCCTTGTTCAAAGACTTTATTAAGTCTAATGTGAAATCGCCAGAGTTCTTTTGTTTTGCCATATTTTTACCTCGTAAAAGATTATAGGAAAAAAGACGGCGGTGTTCAAGCAAAAAGGGGAGAGACAAAGTCTCTCCCCTTAAGTGAAGTGATCTCGTATAACTAAAGACTAGCTATCGTCTTCGAGATCAGCGAACGCGTCGTCGAGGCTCTTGAACTTAGACTCGATATTTGTTGGTGCGGAGCTAGTGGTAGCATTACCGTCGAACCCGCGTGTCGTTCCACCCTCAGTGGATTCACTCTCATCACCTTCCAGCCAATCATTGATAATTTTTGAAAGTATATCATAAGTCTTAGCTTCATAAAGATCATCAATCACTGGAATAGCCTCTGCCCAAGTGGCAGCCTGCTTATTGTCTGAGGAGAGTGGTGATTGCTTTCCTCGAGGACGGACTTCAGTAGTAGCCCACATACGTCCTGGTGCCTTAGTGCAGATTACCTTAACATCACGACCATCAGTCGGATCGGTGATATCTCCATAATCTTCATCGAGCATAATGTTTAGCAAAGATTGATAAACTGTCTTACCAAAAGACCAGACTCGAACGCCCTTATCTTCTTCACCACGAACGATTACTGGGGCATAATAACGAGCCTTGGGATACAACTTCTTACAAAGTTCATAAGACTCTTTTGTACCCTCATCCCTAAGAGTGGTAATCAACTCCTGAACGGGGTCTGGATTACCAAACTGATAAGGTGCTAGAAGACCAGGATTATTCCCAATGTTATAATAAAACCAGCGTTCTGAAAATGGAAGTCCATCCTCATTATCACTGAATGACATAAGGCGAACTATAGTTTCTTCGCCCTCTTGTGGACGCCAAAGTACATTTCGGCGTGAATTGTTGCCAGATAGTTGGCCTAGCTTCTTACGAAGCGCATCAAAGTTAATTGCCATTTTTTCTCCAAATGTTTAATATGCAATGTTCAATTGTCTTGTGTCTGTAAGGACATTAATAGTATAAGCGTTAACAGTCAGTTTTTCAAATTATTTTTTAGTTATTTTTGCGCCACCAAAGGCTGAAGCGTTTGCCTTCTCGGCATCCTTTCGTCTTTTCTTTCTTTCGCCGGATGGACCCATACCCAGAGGTACCATTGGTCCAGGAACGCCTCCAGAACTTTGCTCATCATGATGACTCTCATCATCATCACCTCTCTCATCCTCAGCGCTAAAATCAGGTTCACCCAAAATCTCTTCTTCTATTAAGAGCCGTATATATTCTCGAAGTCCATCCATACTTCTTAATTATTCAGAAAAACGGTGTTTGGGCTCGATTTCAAAATATTGTGGCTCAACCTGTGAAAGGTTCTCAACAAGCCATTGACATTCACGTTCTGCTTCTTGCTTTGTATTCGTGGCTTTCCACCAACAAACAAGATCAGGGTTCCAACGATATCTGCCTTGCTTCAAGATTGTATTTTCTTCCCGCAAGGATCCAGCTGCAAATACATGATAATCTGGTGCTACTGCATTCCCAAGTAACTCCTTCATATAATGATTCTTACGTAGCAGATGGAGCGTTGCATCAACATCTGCCTCTGCATTATGCGAGTTATAATAGAAGCCGTGCCATGCGCACAAGACCTCTAGAGCCTTAGAACATCGCACGATACCAGTCCAATCCACTTGGCTCATTGAACAACCCCAGATAGCGTCTTCGGGCACGGGAAGACCGTTATTTCTTAGTGCTAGCTCCACCCACTTCCTATCGAACGAAGCGTTATGAGCGATAATAAATTGACAGCGTCCCAAGATAGAAGAAATCCGTTTCCATGGAATAGTCTTTCCTTCTAGATCCTCATCCACAAACCCGGTTATTTCGGTAATAATCTTGGGCAATGAAATAGAGGGTTGTTGCAATTCAACGATCGTCTTTTTCATACCAGAAACTTCGCCAGTTAATGGACTAACAAAAAATGGCCGAATTGCAATCTGAATTATTTCATCTTTTTGATGATTAAGTCCAGTCGTCTCAACATCTAAAACAGCGGCGACAACGTCTCCGTCTTCTGGCTCTCTGTCTGGAGCGCCAAGGGTGTCTAGCTTATTAAGAAGTACTCTACCGTCAAGTTCTAAATGCTTCATTGTTGTCCTTAAAGTATTCTATATACTATAATATGGACAGTACAAGGAATGTACAGAAGCTATTACCAACTTCCCTTTACTTCAGCTGCGTAAACAATAACATCACTACCATCAACTTGAATCTGAAGTGGAACGCTGGAGCTGAGCAGGCCAGCCTTCATGGCCCCCATAAGAGTATGATGTAAAAACTTTGCACCATTACGAGCATTCAATTGTCCCATTGAAACCCGAATACCGGAGGAACCGCCTTTCGAGATCATGGTTAACCCACCATATGCGTTTTGCATAACAGCGTTACCATTCAATGCTTGCTTTAGAATTTTTTGAGCTCCTTCGAAATCCTTTCCACCAGCCTTGATTTCTAAATTAGTCATCAACTGTTTTGGATTTTTCTTCGCCAATGCTCCGGCATCTGCTACAACTTTAGTGAAACCTCCGCCGCCCACCGACAAACCGATCTCACCAGCTTTTATTTTTACAACCTTCTTCTTCTTAGGCTCTTCCTCTTCTTCATTCTCAATAAGGATTCGTTGAATATATCGTCTTATCTGTTGTTCATTCATGATGGTTAAACTCTTTTATTTTAAGTGGGAAATTTCCCAACCCTGGAACGTGGTATCCTTTATATACATATCTCTTAATCTCCTCTAAATGCTCATTATCTACATCAATAATCAATGCATCATGAATCACGAATAGTGGACGGCACTTCTTCGAGTGCTCCTTAACGAAATGACTAAACCCTGCGATGGCGACATCAGCAGCAGTCGATTGAAGATAATTGTTAATTAAAATACTTTCTCTCGCATTATCAACCGTAATTGGACGACCAAAATAATTTTGTATCATTCCTTCTTTTGCCTGCTGAAATAGATAGCGCTTCAAATCTAAGAGTCTGAAATAGTCGCTTACAGCACGGACTAGCTCTCGTCCGCTTATTTTAGCCGATTCAGTAGCTAGCAGCTTATCAAGTCTAGCATTATCTC